TCATATCGTCAACGCTAATGAACTCAAAATCAACTACTGGAATAGTGAAGTCGTCATACTCGTAAACGAAAGTGTTTAGGTATGCATTAAAGTGGTTGTTTGCGTGAACAGAAGAGGGGTTATCGTACTTTCCAGCATACGTCTGAGCAATCTCATAGTACTGAGCCTCTGAGTATTTATCACCAACCTCACGCTTGATTTCTCCAATCGTAGTGTAGATAATCTCGGCAGCGTAAACCATATCCTTAAAGTTTGATGCCTTTACGTGAGATGAGATTAAGTATTTGGGGTCTACATAACGAACCTTGATTCCCTCGTATGGGTCAAAGTATGTTCTGGTAGCTCCTATTCCAATTACAACCAAGTCCTCGCAGACCTTCTTTCTAATTTCAATAGGGTAGTCATTTTGGTCAAAGGTGAGTTCAACAGCAAGCTCTGCAGCAATCTCTACTGCCTGCTTGAAGTTCATCTCCATAATCATATCCAGCTCATCCATTGAGTCTGGAATCTCCATACCTTCGGTTAGGTCTTGACCAGTGGTTTCTTTTACCTCGTCAATGAAGTCCTTAAACTTCATCATACCAACGAGCTTATTCTTGATTTCGTCTCTATCAGAATTTGCAATTGGGTCAGTAGCACGAATCTTTAACTCGTACGACTTGTTCATAATAGAGTTTACGATAACCTTAACAAACTTCTTTACAACAGGGATTGGCGTCCAGTCAAGGTTTAGTAGTGATGTGTCGCCAGTTGCGTTAAGAAGTTGCTTGTATCTAGAGATGTTTTGCTTACCCTTGGCGTAGGCTCTGTTCTCCTCAATGCGCTCACGGCGTGTTTGGTAATAGTTGTATCTCTTAGAGAACCATTCTGACTCAATAGCCTTGGCGTACATTAATCCATACTCGTCACTCTTTTTGATATCTTGAGGGACGAGTGGTGTGGGGAATCCGCCAACTCTGGGTATGTTGTGTTGTTTCATCTGAAATGCATTTCGCAATACACAAAATTAGTAAATATCATCTAGAGCGTTTTGAGATAGTTCCGCTGTTGTCATAACGCCTTACAAATGGTTTTGAGACAGTTACCTTTTTCTCTTCCCTCGGCTGAACCTGTAGCCCAAGAAGTGCCAGACCAAGGCTTATTGTGTCGTCGTGTTTGGTTCTATTTTTAATGTCGTAGATAATCAAATCACGAAGGGTCTCGTTGAAAAAGAATTCTCCCATTTCACCAGTGTCGCTATTGATTCCAATGTGATTATTCACGTAGGCCTGAACAGCGTGAGCGTGTGCCTGAGCAATATCCTCAGAGTTCATAGGTATTCCGTATTGAGCAACGCCACGTGATGATTTTGGAGTAAGAGCTTTGGGTCTCTTTAGGACATATCCCATATATCCCCACTCTTCGACAAGCTTGTCAATCATTCTGCGCACGTGCGATACACATATTGCTTGGGTACTTCATATTCGCCCTTGTGACAATGTGCATAGAGGCACGAGAACCCCTTCCGTCAACCGTGGCGTCTACCTTATAGGGGTCAACTCCAGCTACACCAAGCCAGTCATTAGCTGGATATTTATGCGCTCCCCTTTCGTAGTATTTATTTCTATCCTCTGGCTCAAGGAAATGTGAAATCTGCCACGGACCATTTGTCTCTGGTATGAACATAACATCACCAAATCTGTGGCCATCTATCCAGTGGAAGCGACCCTGAGTATATGGTCTTACTTCAAGCTCATTGTTGTAGAACATCTGCTCGTTGAGCTTTACGATGTCAAAGATTGAGCTTTCGTTAAAGTCCATAAATGCCTCGTCAATGTCAAATGGCATCTGACGCTTCTCCTCTGCGTAGTCATCAGAATTACCCTTCAAGGATTCGCGCTGAGCAAGCAGAAAGGTCTTACCGCCGTAGTTTAGCGACTCGCCATCAATGCTGATAAAGGGCTTCTCTGGGTCTTCAACAATACTCCGACCGTATTTATCAAGTATCACCGTTTCGTATGCCGGGATAAATATTGAATAAAGACCAGAGCCAGTCCTTCCAGAGATTGGGTCTCTCTCTGTCGGGTTGGACATATAGTATATCTTCTTAAACCCAGAACCTCCCTGATTCATCGGGTTAACCGTAGACCCCATCATACACTTGCCGATAATCCTAGTCCTGTCAATGAGACACTTCTTAGTTACCTGCCAGTTTTTCCATATGTCGTTAGGAGTCAGCCACTTACCAGCTTCGTCGTGAATTAAGCGCTTGAGTTTTGCGCCGTCATACGAGTTGGTCTTAGTGGCTTTGAAGTCAATTCGTGTATTTAACGCACCAGACTCCTTTACTGTTTTCTTCTTTTTGCGTGACGCTGGCTCCCTAAATGTGAGCTCACTCTTTGGGTCGGAGTTTGAGTCACTGATTGGTTTAAAGAAAAAGGGATAGTTTCTGTAGATGTTTACCACCTTATCCTTAAACAAAACATCACGAGCGTCATCGTTTGTCTTGGAAAGCATACCAAACCACGATTCGTAAGTCTGGGTTGATTCGTCAACAAGCTCAGCTGTAGCAATTGATGACCATCCAGCTCTTCTGTTCTTAACGTGAACCTGCCCAAAGCATCTTGGGTCTACTCTGCACGCCTCCCAATGAATAAACAATTTCCATTGCGGCTGTATAAAGAACGGATACCCAAAATCAAACTTTGACCATTGAAGAAACATATAATGCTTTCCTGTGAGATACGTAGGAGTTCCGTTGTTGTAAAACCAAACACCGTACTTACGTCTATGAAACTCACGCTCAACATAAGGCTCGTATCGCTGCTTAAACTCTTTAGGCTGCTCATCCCATTCGTCTTCTGAATCGATAGCCGCTAAGGCTGGAGGAAGCTCAACTCTATCCCACATCTGCTCCTCGACTGGCTTATCGTGGAACATAATATCCTTGTGCTCTGGAAACTCTGGTAACTGAATGGACAATCCATCTATATAAACAATCTCGCCCCTAGTGTCGTTGGGGCAAATATTTATGATTTCACCATTCAGAAACGCCATTACTTTCGGGCGTATTTCTCAGCAAACCCTGGCTTGAACTCACGAATCTCCTCGTCGTCTGCAGCTTTTACGTGCTCCTCTTTTAGGCGGGCCTCTAGCTTTTCGTATTCAACGATTAAATCCTTACAATTCATAAAAGCCTCTTTTATCGACTGCAGCTCATTCTTTCTTGCGGAGCCCTCAGCTTCGGCGCTAACACCCCTTCTAATATCAGATATGTAGGAGTCAATAGCCCCCTGGGTTGCCTCAAGGAGTTCTTGCATCTTCCTCTTTACACTCCAATCAATCCGCCTGCTCATACACTACAGTCAAATCTTGAAGCCTCATTCTCCAAAGCTTCTCATTATTGATTACAAATTCGCAATCAGAATTGGGGGTGAATCCAACGAGGTCACCAATAGACACGCCAAGCTCGTCACCAAGCTCATTCATATACTTTATGTATCCCCTATCCTCAACCTTCTTCTCAAATCCAAGGAAAAGACCAGATTCGCTTTTCACTTCTTCCTTGGCTGGTGGCGTCAGAAATATGAAGTCACCAAGAGTGTGAATGACTCCATCGTGTTCATATGCGTAGCAAAGCGAGTTGTACCCACCAGCGCTTTCATATGCGACAAGAAAAAGGTCATCTGCAATTTGAAAGTTCTCATTGAATATAATTGAGTGATGAAAGTACAGCCTATCTCCAATTGAAACTGGACTATTTACCTTTACGGGTAATTCAACCACTTCGCCATAAAAAGCTCTGTGCTTGTGTGGTTCAAACTTAGTGTCAATAACAAGGCTGACACCGTTTTTCAATTTAATTTCATTGGTGAACTTGTTGTCTACACGGACAACAAATTGTCTCATTGCTCTCATAATCAGTAGTCTAGGTCGTATTCCTCAGTGATGGTGGAACCGTTGTTTGAGTATATCGTCTTCCAGATATAACGCCCATCACGCTCTCTTGACAACCATATCTCGTATGATATAGCGCCAGATTCGCTTACGATTTTCTTAATCTCATCAATTTTCCCATTGATTGGGTGCTTCAGTTCGTTTCCGATGACGAAGTGCATTCCTGCCTTTAAATCACCAATCGTAAGCTTTCTAATAATCGCCCTCGTCGGTCTCGTCCTCGATGTCTTCTGAAACCCCTCCGAAGAAGTCCACGTCTGGGAGCTCTCGGAGAATATGTGTTTCAAATCTAGAATCATTCTCTTCGTTGATTAAATTTTTAATATAATGCCAGTCCTCATATTCAGGATAGGAATTAAAACAAAGATAGTGAGTTGGCTCGTATTCCTCAAATGGCGGGCAGGCGAAAGCGATAATCCTTATATCAGGACACCTGTTCTGGATTTCCTCAAGCATTTCTGCTAAATACTTTATTTGCTCAAGGCTGTCTTCCACGAGCTAAAAGTACGAAACTATTATGGAGGCGTTAAACCCTGTCCTATGGTTCCAATTTCAGCATCAACCATCGCAATTTTCTCAACGTGAACGTATCCACCGGTTATGGTTGCGGTGTCTGAGTTGACGTGCATTTTGATTGCAAACTTATTTGTTGAGTTTTTCACGTCAGCGTTAGACACGAATACAATTTCAGAAAATATGATGAGTTTGTAGGTTGAGATAAGCTTATCAACGGTCGTTGCCTGGGTGCTTGAACCAACCTTGTTAATCTGTGCGTAAACAGTAATGGTTGGTGTCAGCGTGTCTTCAACTCTAAGCGATGCAGAAATCTTGTAGTATCCAGATGCCAGCACAAGCTGGTTTAGGCTGTTTACGCTAATTTGATTATTGGCGTCAATCGGGAGATTGTTCGCTGAAGATATGTCAATCTTGGTTGATGCCGTTGCAAGAGCCTGTGCGTCAGGACGAGCGACATATTGCGGCATAACCTGCGCAATTGAAGACAGAGTGCGAACCTTAACCTCTTTGCTTACCGTATCGTGCACAAGGAAAGTAAGGAGCGAGCTTGAATCAATGCCGGGGTTTCCAAAGTAAAACTTGTTTGTTGCTCTTACTGCCAGCGTGCTGATTTTCAAAGCTGCCTCATTGCCAAGAGCATCAGCAACAGCCTTTTCGCTTGTAGTAATCGTATTTGACTCTACACGAAGGATTTGACGGTATATGTCCTTTATTGCGCTTGTTGATATGTTTGATGCCATCGCCTTTAGTTTTCTCTGTTCTACAAATTTACGAATTGCTTACAATGTCAAATCGAAAGAGACGGGCATCTTCATTTCTTGTACATCTTTAATGCTTGATTCTCACGCTCAAGGAAGTCAACCTTGACTCTCAATGAGTGAACCTCTGCAGTGAGGTCTAATATGCGCTGACGCATCTCATCTTTTTCGTCTGCTGAACGAGCCAACAGTTCCTCTAGATTCCTTACTCTGTTCTTCAGGTCGTCACGATATAGGTTCGTATCACTAT